TATTCTTTACAGCATCTTGATAATAAACACCTGCTATGTTCTAAGCTCGCTTATCTTAATAATTTTAAAATAAATTCCATGACTACAGAAATAATACAACAAGAACAGCCTAAAGAGAAGAATAAAGGTGGAAGACCACGCGCATATAATACGCTGGAAGAGATGCAAGTGCTTATCGATGAGTATTTCGAGATAAAGAGCGGTCATAAGAGAAAGATGGTATTGAAGAGTGGAGCTGTTGTAGAAATTCCCGATCCAGAACCTGTGCATATAGCGGGGCTTTGTGCTTACTTGGGTATTACTCACGAAACCCTTTCACAGTATCAAAAGAAAGAAGAGTTTTCTGAATCGATTAAGCAGGCAAAGCAAATGTGTGAAGAATATGCAGTCGATATGTGCTTTAGAAGTAAAAACAAGGCCGACTTCGTTTTAATGAATAATTTTGGCTGGCGAAACCGCGTAGAACAAGAGAACAAGGGGCATTCTACAGTTGGATTAACTGCGGTTGTCACTCAAGAAGAATTGGACGCTGCAAAAGAAAAGCTTAAAAATGACTCCGAAAACTAGAAAAATGCGAAAAAAATGGACACTACAGCCTAAAGGCTCAAGGCAACTTCGTCCACGCGGTGGAGACCAAAATTTTTAGACCATGAAAGAGGTAATTAACGAACGCCAATTATTAGCTGAAAAAAAGATCCTTGAAACTGATTTGGGTTTGCATTCAAGGCACTTCTTTAAGAAACAAAAAGGCTATGCTTTCACTTATTCTAAATTTCACGGCACGGTTTTTAATGCTTTTGAAGAAGTTTTGGACGGAAAAGTTAAAAATCTCCTCATTCTGATGCCACCCCGCCATTCTAAAACTGAAATAGCCAAGTTCTTCTGCACAATGGGCTTTGCGCGCAATCCCGCTGCTGAATTTATTTATACCTGTTCTGATCTTGGCCTTGCGCTGAATTGCTCTTCTGAAATCAGAAATACAATTGCTATGCCTGAATTTAAGAAATACTGGAATATTAGCATTAGAGACGACACAAGCGCAAAAGGTCTTTGGAAAACAGATCAAGGCGGCTCTTTCTGGGCTGGGGGTTTTGGTTCTCCGATTGTGGGTTATGGTGCGGGAAAAATGCCGGGTGCTATGATTGGGAAGCAGTATAAATTTACTGGCGCAATAGTCGTGGATGATCCGCTCAAAGAACAAGATAGACACAGAGCTTTAGAGCGTCAAAATATGCTTTCTTTCTTTAAAGAAACCTTACCTACAAGAAAAAATAGCCCTGACACCGCTGTTGTTGTTATTATGCAACCACTCCATCCAGAAGATTTAGGGCAATGGCTAAAGCAAAATAGGGCAGATCATTGGAAGATTGTTGAATTGCCAATTTGTAATGATGACATTCCACTTTTCCCAGAAGTTTACACGATGGAGGACTTAATGGCTCTAAAAGAAGAGCTAGGTAATGAGATGTGGCAAGCTAAATGTATGCTTAAACCAATTAAACTTGGCGGCAATCTTCTAAAAACGCACCTTTTAAAGCACTACGGCGAATTACCATTCTTAAAGCAAAGATGGATTGAAGCTGACACAGCACAAAAAACAGAAGAACGCCACGATTTCACAGTTTTTCAAGCTTGGGGCAAAGGCTACACAGGGGGGATTTATCTTATTGACCAATTCAGGGGTAAGGTAGAATATAGCGATTTGAAACAAAGATTTAAAGATTTTTGGAATAAACACAATTCGGTTGACACTTATGATCCTCGAAAATATGGTCACCTCACTTGTGCTTATGTCGAGGACAAGTCAAGCGGCACGCAAATAATTCAAGAGGCGCAGCGTGAGGGCAATATCCCCGTTGTTGCCGTGCCGCGAGGTGCTGGAAATTCTAAATTTGAAAGAGCGGTTACAGTTGCTCTTCCAAAACTTGAAGCGGGCTTTATTCATATACCTGCTGAATCATCTTTTACAAGTGATTTGAAAGAGGAAATGGAAAGCTTCACAGGTCAAGAAGACAGTAAACAGGCGATTCTAAAGATGGATAAGAAAAAGACTTTTGATGATCAAGTTGACTGTTTAATTTCAGCTTGTGAACATGGTTTTAGTGAGTTCTTACACACTTCAGAAGTGGTAAGTAAATTTATGCAAAGAAAATTGGAAAGACGAAATGACAGAAGGTAAAATTTTATTAAAAGATGATGAATTGTACTGCGAAGGCGGGCATTTAGTGGCTAAGATGCTAAAAGATATTGGCGTTGGTACGAAAATAAAAGCAAAATATTTCTGGTTCGATAGAAGACAACCAACGCAAAAACCTCAACAACCAATCAATCCTTGCTTCTGCGGCAAGCCGTGGATCAGGGCTACTAGTGAAGACTTAGCTCTTCCAGTAAAAATTAAAAGAAATAATCAATTTTTTATTCCAGTAACCAATGAAAAATAAGCCAATAGAATCAAATGCTACAGCACAAAAAGAATTTAATGTTGCTGGGAAATTTTTAGAAAACATGGAAGCTAAGAGAAAGCTTGGTGCGCCTGATTCTGGTTTGTTGCGCTATTACTCCAACGATGTTACAACCGAATTAGATTCTTGTTTGCAAGGTCAAGCTGGTGCGATTGCGTTCAAAAGAATGTCAAGAAATGATTCAATCGTTGGTGGTATTCTTAGAAGTTACGAAAACCCTATTCAATCGGCTAAATGGTCTATTGATGAGATAGTGGACGCTACACCAAGAGAACTTGAAGTGTCTGAAATTTTAAACGATTGGTTTTTTAAGAGAAATGACTTTGGCACTCTACTAAGCCAAATTTTAGGCATGTTGCCAATTGGATTTTCTCTTTTTGAAAAATACTACACCTCTGTTCAGTTCAAAACTGGCAAATACATGATGCCAGTTCTTGCGGAAAGGGTGCAACAATCAATCAGAAGAATCGACTACAAAGAGCTTTATGTCGAACAAAACGCAACAGAAGGCGGCTTGGTTCAAATTCCTTTTGATGATTTAGTTTTCTTTACATTCAGACAATCTGGCAATGATAGACGCGGCACTTCTCTATTGCGTCAAGCTTACTATGATTTTTTGAGCAAAAAAGAAATCAAAAAAGCTGGAACTAAAGGTATTATTCGTGCAATGATTGGTTTAGTTCTGGGAACTGTGCCTAAAGAAGTTAGTTCTGATTCTCAAACTTTTGATGACTTTAACGAGCTAATCATTGACCTTGGAGAGCGTGATTATAATGGCTTGTCTGATTCAGCAATTAAGCAAGAAGGCTATGAGATCGAGATTTTGAACAGTTCTTTTGATCTTAAAGCGATGAAAGAATATATCGCTTACCTTGATTCATCAATGACAATGAGCGTCTTAACGCAATTTATTACTCTTGGACAATCTGGCGGCGGTGGCTCTTATTCTTTGGGTCGTGATGGTTCTGATATGTTATTGGATGGCTTGGGTTATATCATTAATTACATTGAACAGAATTTCTCCCAAAAAATTATTCATGAAACAGTCGCTATGAACTGGGCGGATGTTGATCCTACTAAATTTAATTTAGTTGGAAATAATCTGAACAAAAAGAACTCAAAAGAATTTGCGGACACTTTAAAAGTGCTAATTGATAGCGGCATTATCAAAGTAGAGCCAGAAGATGAAGTTAAGATTCGTAAAATGTACGGTTTACCAGATATTGATCTAAAAGAAAGAGAACTAGAGCAAGAAGATCAAGAAATTTCTTTGGAAAAAGATTCTAAGGAAGAAGAAAAATTAGGTGGTGATGAAGTAGAAGAAGAGGCAGAAGTTGAGGAAGAGAAAAAAGAGGTGGTTAAGCTTTCTGAATCTTGGAAAACTGGAAGTGAAAGAAAATCTTACAAAAAACAAGAAACAGATAAGCTTACTAAATTTTCCAAAGCTTCATTGCAATTAATCGCTGATGAATTTTCTAAATCCGTTAGAAGGCAATTGAACAAAGGCGCAGTAGAGGCGCAAGGCTTAAAAGATTTAAAGATTAATAATGTTGGAGCTTATAAAAAGCGATTAGGTCAAAAGCTTGCAGGCGTTGCAAGTCTAGCTTGGAAAAATGCTTACAAAAACTCTTCTAAAAAAATTAAGTTGAGTGAAGTTAAGCCGTCTGATCTTCCCACAAATGTTTTGACATCGTTTGTTCTGAATCTTTCAGACACAATGGCAGAAAAACAATTGAATGACATGCGCGACATTGCGATTTTAACCGCTAACACTAACGCTACCAAAGGCTTGCCAGTTAATAATAATATGGCAATGGTTGATAGTAAGTTGGATGAATATATTGACAACGCTAACAAGATCGCTGCGGGTAATGAATTGGCTATTGTTCAAGCAATGAATTACGGAGAAGTGCAATATTACAAGTCGATTGAGAATGATCTTTGGGGATATAGATTTGCTAATGATCTTCCTGAAACTGATTTGTGTAGATCTTTGGTTGGTAAAACTTACCCTTTAAATTCCGCGGAATTGGATATTGTGACTCCTCCACTTCATTTTCGTTGCGATTCTTTTTTAGTGCCAATTTACAAAAGCGAGGAATCTAAGCCGCAATTTGATAATTATGTGCCGTCACCATCAATTTTAAAAGAAAAAACTATTTGACATTAATTTATCAAGAAATATTTTAAAATCGACTTACTCATTTCTTTAAATATGACGGGAATCTGTTTAAATCTTTGAGTAGGTCTTCCGATTCCCGTCTTTGTAATTAAAATTATAGCAAAAATGGCATTTTTCGGATTTGATGACAACAGCAAAAGAAGCATTTATTTATTTGATCCAATTTTCTCTTGGACAGCAGAAAATCTGATCAAAGATTTGCTAGAGATGAACTCCCAATCAAAAGAAGCAATCAATATTTTCATTAATTCCCCGGGCGGAGTTGTTATTGATGCGCTTGGTATCATTGATGTAATGAACGCGATAGAATCCCCAATCAACACAATTATTTTAGGCGAAGCTTCTAGTGCCGCTTCTCTTATTGCCGCATCTGGTGATAAAAGATTCATTTCCCCAAATTCAGAAGTTATGATTCACGAAGCCGCAATTTGTGGTTACGGAATGATTGACACAAGAGACGAAAAATTCTTAAAAGTTTTAAAAAGAGTTGAAGAAGTAAACCAAAGAGTAAATGGAATCTATGCCAAAGTAACTGGAAAAACTCTTGATGAAATTAATGCAATTATGAGCAGCAAAGATGATACTTTTATGACTGCCAAAGAAGCTATTTCGTTTGGTTTAGCTGATACTATTTTGACAGAAGATGAGCTTGCTAAAATCAAATTATCTGAATCTTTTAAAAATATTAAACTTTCTGAAAAATTCGAAATTGAAGAAGAAAACTCTGATACTGAATTAAAAAAAGTTCACTTATTAAAAACTTGTTCATTAAAAGATCGTGGTGTTGAGATAACCAAGGCAACTCTTGCAAGCTTGAAAACAAATTTTGATGCAAATGTTAGGGGTCAAGATATTTCTATAGATTACACACACGAAAACGACAGCGGGGAAAATCCAGCGGGCGCATGGATTAAATCTTTGATCTTAGAAGAAGATAATCTTTTTGCGATGGTTGAACTTACTCCTGCTGCCGAAAAAATGGTAAAAGATAAGGAATATAAATATCTTTCTGTCGAAATAGACCCTTTATACAAAGATGACAAGGGCAAGATGTTCTCTAATGTATTGCTAGGCGGTACTTTTACCAATCGTCCAGCAGTAAAAGGCTTAGACCCAATTAAACTTTCTGAAAATAACAATCAAAATAAAATCGAAATGCAATTATCTAAAGAAGAAATCACCTCAATTGAAGCTGTCAAAGCTATGAGTATCGAAATTAAAGATTTTCATAAATCTTTTGCAGAAATGAAATCTGAAAACTTAGCTTTAAGTGCTGCAAAAGCAGACTTAGAAGAAGCTAAATCTAAACTTGAAAGCAAAGCTGCTGAACTAGAAACAAAAGCTACAGAAGCTTTAAGCGCACTTGCTACAATTGAAGAAAACAGAATCAAAGCTGAAAAAGAGCTGGCTGTTAGTGCGTTGGTTGAAAAAGGAATAATTGCTAATTCTCAAAAAGAAAAAGTATTAAACAAATTCTCTTCAAAATCAGAAATTGAGGACTTTTATTCTGGTGTTCCAGCGTCAGTAAAAGTAAAAGCTACAGGCTCTGATATTTTAGATAGTAATGGTGTTGATGACACTAAGCTTCAAGAAGTGGCTAAACAATCAGGTCATTCAATAGAAGATTTAAAGAAATATGGCTTGTCAAAACAGGCTAAAAATAACAATTAATTTAAAACAAAAATGACTTTATCAGCAAACGCAGCGATTGTGGATGTAAAAGATTTCACACGCTACAAACAAGCGGTAGCATCTGGTGCTATCCATTTTTACAAAGGCGCAATTTGTAACTTTAATTCTTCTGGCTATGTAAAACTAGGAACAGACACTTCTGGCGAATTATTCGCTGGTGTTGCTTTGGAAGAATTAGATCAAGCAACAGGCGGTTCAAATGGAGACAATGATATTTTGTTGATTCCTGCTAAAAGCGGCGCAGTTGTTGAATTAACCCTTGCTTCTGTTGCAGTTACTAACATCGGATCTAGTGCTTATGTAAGCGCGGATGATGCAGTAGCTTTAGTTGGAACAACTACTAATGATGTTAGAGTTGGAACTATCGTTGCTTTATCTGCTACAGCTAATAAATGCCTTGTTAAATTAGACTAACCTTAATTAAAAAATAAAATGACTGTAAAATCTTTTGAGGAAGTAGTAGCGGATTTTAACTTATCTGCGATGACTGAATTTAATAAACAATATGAAATGTTGGAGCCTGAGCTTCAAAATTTCGCTTTCAAATTCAATGCTGGGAATATTTCTCAATCTAAATTTTTCATCAACATGCTTTTTGGTGATGTGAAAGAATGGAAAGGAACGCAAGAATATGAAAAAGTAGACAAAATCATTGAGCAACAAATTAATCACACAGAATATTATGTTGACGGTGTTGAAATCTTCCAAAGAGACTTCAAACGCGCTCAAGCTGCTAACTCAATTACTGGTCTTGATATGTATATCAAAATGATCGGTGATAGAGCTGCAAGAGCTAAAGATGCTCCTTATGAGATCATGCTTGATCTTTTAGAAGCTGGTGCGGCTTCAACTTATGGTGTTTGCTTTGACGGACAACCTTTGTTTGACACTGACCATGATTTTAATAGTTCTGCAGGTAGTCAGTCAAATCTTTTGACAGGCACAGGTACAACTTTATATCAATTAGCTGCCGATTTAAAATCTGCTCTTTCTGCATTGCGTGGCTTTACCTATTCAACTGATACAGGTAATAGCGCTAACAAAAAGAAAAGAATGTTAAACAAGGGTAAATTGAAACCTGTTGTTGTTTGCGATCCTTCATTGTCTCAAAAGTTTGAAGATTTGAGAACTTTGGAAAATATCGCTAACAATTCTGGTTCTGAAACTAACTCTTTAAGAAATAGTTTTGAAGTTGTTGTTAGACCATTCACAGCAACTACTGATTGGTATGTGCTTGATGTTTCTAACCCAACTCAAAAACCTTTCTTGATTTCTATGGAAGACGAAGGAACTCTTCGCACTCCTGCTGATAATCCAGAAGCTTTAACTAACCTACAAGTTTTCCGTTATGCCTATAATGGACTGTCTTTTGGTGTTGCTTATGGCGCATGGTGGAAGATTGTAAAAGTTAATAACTAATACTTTGGAGGGGTCAAAAGCCCCTCCTTTTCTCAATTAAAAAAAGGTAAAAGATGTATTCAATCGTATCACATAATAGAGGATTCTATAAACTTTTGAAAGAAAAGATTTATTATAATGTTTCAGAAAAGAGATTTGCTGAAATGGAAGCTGATGGTTTGATTAGTGTAGAAGCTAAGGTAAAGCCTAAAAAGCCTAAAATTGATGATGTGCCACCTCTTACCGAATCAGAAGAATTAGCTTTATTAAAAAAAGATGATCTTGTTGAATTAGCAAAAAGAATTGGTTACGCAGAAGAAATTACTCCTAGCGTTACTAAAGCTATTTTGATCGAGTTTATTATTCAAAACAAAGCTAAATAATGGCAACTTACACAACCGCAGCGGATATTCTAAAATATTTTAACGGCTTGGCTTATACTGACAGCGAAGGCGAAGATAATAACATATCAGAAGCTGATGCTGATCAATTTATTGAAGAACAATCGGTTGTGATAGACTTAGTAATTGGTAAAAAATATGTTTTACCAATTACTAATGCTACCGCTTTAACATATTTAAAATTAATTTGTGATAAATTAGTTGTTTGTCAAATTGACAAAATTTTAAGAACCTTCGCAATGCAAGATGAAAGCGAATTTGTCAGAAGAAGAAATTACTGCAAAGAAGGGCAAGAGATGCTAGATAAAATCGTGAACGGAGACATTGTTTTGGATGCTGTGCAAAAAAGCTTTGCTGGAATCCGTTATAATAAAAAAACAGTCTATAATAATGACTGTGAATGTAGGCAGGAGGAAACCTCTTGTTCTGATGACTAACCCTATTTTCTCGGTCGAACTTAGCGCGCAATCAAGAAAATTAATGCAAACTCTTGCGGATCATGCGGGAGGGTTATCCGTAAAAAATTCCATGAATTTGATTGGAATGCAGTACAGAAAAGAGGTTGATCTAATTTTTGCAAGGAAACAGGTGAGACAACCCAATTTAAAATGGGATGATTTGAAGTCAAAAACATTGGCAGATAAAAAGAGAAAGGGTTTTGGTGATAAAGGAATTTTAGAAAGAACTGGCGAGCTTAGAAGAAGTATGACGGTGAGGAATCACGCAGACAATATTACTTCTATAGGAAAAAATTATGGTCAATTCGGGTCATCTAATAAATATGGCAATTACCATGATGACACAGTTTCACCAAGAAATAAAATGCCTTTGAGAAATTACTCAATACCTTCTGAAAGCACTTTTGGGGTCTTTTTAAGGATTATTGATGAAGATATTACGGCTCAATTAAAACATTTAGGAGTTTCGGTTGCTTGATTCAGAAGATATAATTAACTCGATCACTGATTATTTAACGCAAGTTGTAGGCTCTAAAAGTCGTATCAATAACGCAATTGACGCAGTTAATACTTTGAAGGGCGACACGCTTTTGCCGAATGTTTCAAACGATATTGTTTTAGGTCAAAGAATAAAAGAAATAAATACTTTCACAAATGGCAGAATTAATATTGATATTGTAGGAGAGACAAAGTTTAATCCTAATTACAACACAGTAATTAAGAATTATATTGTTGAACTTTCTTATATCGTGAGAGATGATTTTGCTTTAAATGTGTTTATGAGAACTCTTAGAATGGAAAGGGTTTTTACAGATGTTATGCAGAATTATTTTAATGATAAACAGGTGGCAGGATTTATTAAAGGTGAGATTGAAAGTTCATTCACACCAGAAAGAGTTTTACTTGGCAATACTGATTTTAAGGCAATTAAAAGCGGTATAATTTATAACATAACTATTTTTTAAAATGAAAAATAAAGAAATTAAAAAAGAAGAAGCTAACGAAATCGAAGTGGCTTTAAATGTTCTTAAAGAAAAAAAAGAACAAGCTGGACAAATTCCGGCAGACAATAAGAAAATTGTCATTATTGGTGGTATGCAAGATTTTTCAGGAAAGAGTTTAAAAATTACAAAAGGACTCTTCAAAAATGACCAGAACTATTCCTACGCAGCTGGAACTAAATGGGAAGATATAGATTTATTTGGTCGGAAAAATATACACTTTGAAGAAAGTGATTTTGTTTAATTTAATTAAAAATAAAAATGGCAGATCAAGTCAAATATAGTTTTGGTGCGAAGGCTTTAATCTTCTACAACCGAACAACTTTTAAACCAGTTGGTATTTTTCGCGTTATCTCAAATGTAGAATTTGCAAGAGAGATCGAACAAATACCTTTAACTGGTGGTCATCGCAATGGTCCATGGGCTGTTGAAGCTGGTGAGCCAACTAATACTTTAACTGCAACATTAATGGAATTTCCAAATTTTGCATTTACTGAATTAGACAACGGCGTTGCTACCACAACAACTGGTGAAGATACGACCGGAAATGTGGGAACTATCACTAATAAAAATGGTACTTCTGTTGTTAATGCGACAACTGGTATTGCTTCTGTAGCTTTAATTTCCGGCTCTGGCGCATTATTACCTTTTGGTAAAGTTGTTGTCGTTGCAACTGCTGCTAAAGTAGTGGATGTATATTTATTGGGTGATGTAGCTAGTGGTGGAATGCCAGTAACTGACGAACTAACAAAAATTGCTTCTGCTGTTTCTATTGCAGATTCAGGCGCAACAGTTGATATCGCAGCTTATGGAATTAGAATTACTTCTGGTTCTGGTACAGTAGCAATGACTGTTGGTGATACTGCCTATTTCACAACTAGACCAGCCAACTCAAAAACTACCGCAATCGTAATGCCAGATTCTTCTGATGTTAAGATTTTAGGTTGTGTTTTGGTTTATCCAAAAAACTCGGCAAAACAACAAAAAATTGTTGATTTCCCGAAAGTTGCAGTTGCGGGCACTCCGTTTGCAGCTAACACTAGAGAATATGCAGAATTTGAAATGACAGCTACCCCTCTTTATGATGAAGATGCGTTAGCATTGTTTACAAAAACTGAAATTACTGCCGTTAATTAATGATTTCCTCCCTTCGGGGAGGGATCTAATCTAATAAAATATATGTCAAATCAATTTGTAATTTTTAGCGCACAAGATGAAGATGCTGATTCAGCATTGTTTTCAGTTAGCCCAAGAGAAGGCGTAGGGATAAGTGATACTGATTATAGTGCTTATTTTGAGATATTTGGTAGCTTAGGCGGTGGAACTTTAACCTTGCAAAAAAAATGTATTGATGGCAATTTTAAAGAAGTGGAAAATTTAACCAGCTCATTTAATGCAGATCTTCCCTCAAGTGGAAAATGCGCTTTGATTTCAATGAATTTTAAAGATCCAACTGGAATTTTCAAATTTAATTTAGCTGGTTCAACAACTCCAGAACTTACTATAACCGGTATCAACATGCAAGGAGCTGCTTAATGGAAGCAACAATTAAAATCGGTGAAGAGAATTTAAAATTGAAGGTTACGCTAGGATTTTATAAAAATCTTAGCTTTCCAAAGTCAGAATTAAATACTATCAATGACAACAGCGCGAGGCTTTTTGAAGCTATAAAGTTGGCAATTTATTTTGGCAACAAAGGATCAAAAGGCTGGCATTGTTTAGCTGATATGGAGAAAGAAATATCTGATGAGGTTTTAGAAGATATTGACGATGGAAACATGATTGATAAAGTGTCTCAAGCGATTTTTGATAGCTATCCAGACTCTTTAAAAAAAGCCATTGAAGATATGGCCGCAAAAAATGAAGAAGATTTAAAAAAAAAATAAGCTTCGATGATTATTTATTCGAGCTAGAAAATCTTTTATTGATCTTAATGCCTTCTTTGTCTTTGAATGAAATAGAAGGCATGCAGATTAAGGAAATTGAAAAGAGAATTGTATTTTTTAACAAAACTCACAAAGACCGAAAAAGCGTTGAATTAAAAAACTTTATGTCAATGATTCACTTAGCTATTTCTGCTGGATCTAACCCGTCTAAGAAAAATAATAAAATATTTTACCAGCAATTAGATAAAATTTTTAACGATAACGAAAAACAGCCAGAAGATGATCAATCTTTGGATGATTTAATGGGGTTAGTGAATGTCAAGAAATAAGGTTATTTTCGATGTATTAGCTGATTCAAGCCAGTATAAAGCAACAATGCAAGGCATCGAAAAAACAACAGATGCCACAAGTAAATCAATCACAACTGCTTTTACCCTATCCGCTGCCGCAATTGGTGGCACTCTTACAGCTTTCGCAAAATACGAAACTCAACTTATCAAAGTAGGAAAAACCGCAGATATTAGCGGCAAAGAGCTTGATAATTTTGGCAAAGATGTTGTTGCTTTATCTGCAAAAATTCCTCTTTCAACTAATGAACTTTTAGAGTTAGCTGCATCTGCGGCACAGTTGGGCGTAAAGGGTAAAGATAATATTCTTAAATTTACTGAAACAGTCGCAAAACTAGGAACTGCAACTAATATTGTGGGGGAAGAAGGCGCGCAGCAAATCGCTAGATTATTGAATATTACTGGTGAGGGCGTAGGCACAGTTGACAGATTTGCTGCTGTTATTACTCGCTTAGGAAACAATGTTGCAGCAACAGAAGCAGAAATTTTAGGCATGGCTTCGCGCGTGGGTAAGGCTACGGCGCAATTTGACATTGGCACAACTGCCGTTCTAGGTATTTCAGCGGCTTTAAAAGAAATTGGTATCGAAGCAGAACTTGGTGGCTCGGCAATTGGTAGAACATTTTTCCAAATTCAGGACGCGGTTTTTAAAGGCGGTGAAGCCCTAACCACATTTTCAGCAATCACAGGAAAAAGTGGCGCAGAATTAAAAAAGATATTTCAAGAAGACGCTACTCAAGCTTTTCAATTATTTATTGATGGATTGCATAAATTACCAGCTGATCAAGTAGCTGGTGCAATGAGTTCAATGGGTCTTGAAGGTGTTAGACTGATTGAAGTTGTTGGTACATTAGCGAAAAGATCAGAATTACTTTCAACAAATCTTGCGATGGCAAGTGATGAAGCTGTAAAACAAACCGCTTTAAATCAAGAGTTTAACCGCGCCGTTGTCAGTCTGGAAAATTCTTTTAAATTCATGAAAGCGGAGGTGGTAAATCTTGCCGCTTCTCTTGGAAAAGAACTTGCCCCTGCTGCTGGCGAGTTGATTCAAGATATTACTTCGATGATCAAAGGTATCAGAGAATTTAACGAACTTACAGGCGGCGCAATCACTACTTCTATTGTGATGGCGGCTAAAGTTTCAGCTTTAGTGCTTGCTGTGAATAAATTAAAAGCCGTACTATTAGCGACTGGAATTATCAGCGCAACTATGGCGGCACAGCTAGGGATGGCAACAGCTTCAACAACCGCTTATAACGCAGTTGCTTCTTACGGCGCAGTAAAAAATAATGCTTTTGCTGTTAGTTTTGCGAGTGTTAGCGCAGCTTCTAAGTCAGCTCTATTAGCGATTAAAAATTTCCAAGTAGGCATCGCTTCAATGGTTGCTGGATTAATTATTGCAATTGATCTTGGAAAAAAACTTGGTGAAGTCATTGGAAAATTAGGCGAGTTGAACGATTCTGAAAAAGAATTAGCAAAGACACAAACGCAATTAAATAATTTGCTCGGCACTAGGGCAAAACTTCAAGAAAAAGTAAACGCTGGCGAAGCTGGCGCACAAGAAAGACTAGACAATATCAATAAAGAAATTTCCCAAAGAGAGGGATTGATTGCAGTTATTCAAAAAGAAGTTGATGTTAGGGCTGGAGGTGGAGCTGTGCCAAAAGGTGGAGATGTGCCTAGCGGCGGCATAGAATCACCAGTTGATTTAGGTGGTGATGGCATTGATTCTAAAGAGGCTCATAAAACTGCCGTTGTTGAAGAAAATGTTGCTTTAAGAATTGCGGCTGCACAAAGAGAAGCTGAATTATTGGCTGGCATTGAGGCTGGCATGGGTGATGATGCAGTTAAAGCCGTCACCGAAAGAAACGCGCAACTTGCTGAAATAGATAAAAAAAGAGCTGAATTAGATGTTATAAATCAAGACTTATCACGCACAGGAATCAAATCTCATGAGCAGTCAATTCTAGAAATGAAGCGAAGTGCTGCAGAACAAGAACTTGTGATAATGGAAGAAAAGTTTGCTGAAACTCAAACAAAAACAGCGGAGCAAGAAGCGCAGGATGTAGAAGCTAGAATTGCGGCTAAACAAATTCTTAATGAAGCACTAACAGAACAAGAGCTAATTTTTTTAGAAGAAAAAAGAGTTAGAGATGAGGAAAATAGAGCTTTAGATATTGAGATTAAAACCGCCCAATCAGAAGAAGATCTTTTGTTCTTGCAAAATCAGATGATTTCAGAACAAGAAGCAAAAGACGCTGTAAGACAAGAAGAACTAAAGAAAATTGCCGCTGCTCACAATACTAAGTTAAAAAATGAGCAACAATATGGAAAGAGTGTTGGCTCAATGCAAACTTTTTTTCAAAGTGAAGAAGTAAAAGGTGTTCAATCAACACTTGGAATGGTTGGACAAATTAAAACAAAGGAAGGTTCAAAGGCTGCCGAAGCTCAAAAAGCCTTTGCAATGGCTGACGCTGCAATTAAAATTCCACAAGCGGCTTTTAGTGCTTATACTTCGATGGTGGGGATTCCAGTTGTTGGTCCTGTTTTGGCACCAATAGCGGCGGCGGCGGCGGTAACAATAGGAATGCAAAATTTAAACGCAATCCGTAGCGCAAAAACTCCATCTTATGCGGTTGGTACTGACTATGTGCCAAAAGATTCAATGGCTCAAATTCATGCTGGCGAGGCAATTATTCCAGCAAAACAAAACCAATTTTTGCAAAGTGGAGATTTAGTTCTTGGAAGCCCTGACGCTGTGAGCAATACAAATTCTTCAACAAATATTGTGAATATTAATTTTGATGGTGCTAATTTTGTTGGTAATGTTGGCGATGATGACGAATTTATTAATCAAGTTTTCGAGGGTATAGCTATTGGAATAAATGAAGGTAGGCTTCCCGGCTTCGAAAGCGCAAATTTATCAGTAACAGGATGAGATTTTTAACAGAAAACATTTTAGGCAGCTACAATGATCAGGATTCAATCACCGCTTCGAGTGGTGATCCTTACAACGCCTTTTCAGATACAACTAAATTTAATTATCAAAGTGATGGACAAGATACAGATGGCGATACTGTAATTTTGCAAGAAGATTTTAGCTTTTCACAATCTTTAGACACCATAGTTGTTCTTGCCTGCAACTTTGCTGATTTCACTATTAGCACGGCTTCTGGCGCATCTTTTACTGATGTTACAAGCCAAGCAACTCTAACGATTAGCCAAGACGGCATTCATAGACTTTATGAGTTCGCTTCTCCAATTACTTTTACTGAAATCAAGTTCGAAATTGATGACACAATCACGCCGAATGAAGAAAAACAATGCGGTTGCATACTTGGATTTACTGAAATAGGAACTATTGACAGATTTAAAAGTGTGAAACCAAAAGGTTCTATTCAAAAGAAAGTGATCAAGTTGGAATCTGGCGGCGTGGCAGTTTTAAACAAAGGTGATATTCATTGGGATTTTACCATAAATACTGATCTCATTTCTGTTCAAGCTGAAATTGACACCATCGAAGCAATCCAAGTTAGAACTCAAGATTTTTGGTTTTGGATTAACGATAATTACGATGGAAGCGAAAAAGTAAAGCAAGAGCCTTACCGCTTCCAAGACTTTATTCGCTGCTCTTACACAGGAGATTCCAGCCCTTCATTTTATAAAAATTATTTAAATAAAGCTGCAATAAATGATCTGAAATTTGCACAAACCGCGCGAATTAATTATTTTGATCCTACTGCATGAGCTACGGCGCAACCTACACAAAATCGAATAGCCTAGATTCTGATCTGATAATTCAAATAAAAAGAATTAACAGCGAAGGAGTTTATGAATCTAATTGGCAGGACATTTCAAGCCTGATTGCTAACCAAGTAATTGTTGATAATTCTATTCCTTCAATGAGCTTTAAGCTTGAGAATGAAAGCTTTAGTTATGGTGTTCTAAGAGTGCCAGATTGCACTTTAAAACTCCTTTCTTTGAATGGTGAATTTGATAATGAGAGCAATTTTAATTCTATTTTTTTTGGCTATGTAAGGCATAAAACTTTAGTGAAAATTTCTCATGGTTACAAAGATATTTCGACTGGAAGCTATGATTATATTGAGGTTTATAGAGGTTTTATAAATGAGAAATCAAATAATACAAAAGTTAGCAACGAGAATACTTATCAAGATTTATTTGTTGAAGATCTTTTAACTTTTTTGCTAAAAGAATACACTTTTTCTGCCTTCGTTATTACAGCCATAACACTTGAAGCCTTTTTATATGAGCTTTTTAATCGTACAGAATTTACAGATTTTCTTACTGTAAGCGCGCTAAATATAACCGCTGGTTATGATATTCAAAATATTGACACTTCAACTGTTGAGGGTCAAACCCAATGGCTGAAAGTCTTACAAGATCTTTCAATTGGTCATTCTTATCTATACCAAAAAGCAGGAGTTCTTTATTATCAACCGATTGCGGCTCAAAGTAACACACCAAAATTATTTGATAAAGATAAAATTATTAATCTTGAAAGTTCTAGCAGCGGGATAGATGAAGTTTTTGAAAGATTGTATTGGAAAGACACCGCAATTTCTTTCATTTCTCCAACAAATATTTATAATCAAAGCAAGACTTTTGATATTAACACAATCACCGATGCAACGGATAGAGCTGATATTTTATCTACTATCGGAACGAGAACATCATCAATAAGAAAAAAATTTAAAATAAGTATTGTTTTATATGTTGATATTTATATTTTAAACCGAATTAGGGTCAATGCTGGTGATTATGAAACTGGTGATGGCTTAATATGGGATCAGGGCAATTGGGACGAGCAAAACTGGACTTCAAATCTAGGAGCGGCTTTTTCTGAAAGTACTGCATTTTGGATGATAAAAGAGATAAAACACAATTTTCAATCAGGTGTAACTGAATTGCTAATTGAGGAAATATAACCCCTAATAAATAGCCCCGTCACTATTTAATATTTTAAATATTAAATGGCTTTTACAATTTTCCAAGCAAATAAGAAAGCAAAAGCGGCAGAAGTAAACGCCAATTTTGCTTTTATAGCAGGCAGCAGAATCATTGCAATAGATGCTTCTACTGGCGCGCCATTTGCTACCTTCCCGATTGGAGATTTAACCGCTATTACAAACGGATCTCTTGCAGGTGATTTATCTGCTAGAAGTGGAAAAGCCCTCAAAGTTTACAATGCAAGCGGTACTTTGTTGGGAAGTGTATCTTATGATGATATGCTTAATTTACAAAGCGCAAGTGAGACACAAGAAGGAACGGCAGAAATTGCCACACAATCAGAAGCAAATGCAGGAACTGATGATTTAAGAATTATAACTGCTTTAAAACTAAAAACTCGTCAAGGCGTTAGATATGTTGGAAGATTGACAGCTACAAACACAACAACACTTGGTCAGCCTCTTTCAACTGGTAAAAAATACTTATTTAGATTTAATAATATTTTACCTTCTCTTAATGCTTCTTTTTTCACAGCGCAATATAGTACTGATGGTGGGTCAACTTTATTAAGCGCAAGTTATAAAGCTGCGCTTAGTGAAAATACTAACGCTGATGCTTTAGCTGGTTATAATGGCAAAACTTCAGGACTTTCATTGAGCGGAATTGAGACAGACGGCAACACAGGGGTTGGTAATACCGCTAGTAGAGGCGGTCTAAATGGAGAATTTATTTTAGATGATCCATCAAATTCAACAACTTACAAACAGGCTCATTGGGATAATAGCCATTATACTTCAACTACATTTAACTATATTGTTCATCAAACAGGCGTAGGTGTTTATGAAGGAGCAACAACAGCTATTAATTACATTGGATTTACATTTAAAGAGCCTAATTCAAATACGACTAGAGGCGTAATAGCTTCTGGCACTATTGATGTTTGGGAAATCAACGCATAATTAAAACATTTATGACACAAGAAGAAATAAGAAAATTACCTCATAAAGTTGTTGATGGAATAGCTATTGCTTTAACTGAAGAAGAAATTGCTTTTCATACTGCCCCACAACCTTTAGAAGAAATAAGAGAGAACCTAAGAACTACAATAAAGAATCACGCTAGAGACAGCATTTTGAAAAATTATCCAGAAGTTGATCAAAGAAATATTTTAATGTCAGGTGATGCTTCTGCTATTTCTGAAATGAACAAATTTATTACAAACATTAGAGAAGCGGCAACTAAAATGAAAAATTCTTTAGAAAATATGACAAGAGAAGAATTAAATAATATCAACATTAATTTTTAAGAAAATGGACGGCGAAGTAATACCTAAAAAAATAAAAAATAATTTCAGCGCAACCACCACCCCTACTGTCAACTATGACAAATCGGAAGGCTGGACAGCTGGTTCAATCGTTTATATTCCTACTACTGGCGCAACCTATCTTTGCGTTTCCAATGCAGAAGGTGCAGCGGTTTGGAGGCTTTTAAGCGGTGAACAATATCTTGGCACATGGAATCCCGCAACCAACACCCCTACTTTAGCAGATGGCACTGGCACGGCAGCAACTTATTATATCTCCTCAGTTAATGGTACGGTTGACCTAGGCTCTGGATTTCAAAATTTCACAGCGGGAGACAAAGTAATCGCAAGCAGCTCGATAATATGGCAAAAGCAAGAAGGTGGCGTTGATTATGTGCCAGTAAACAAAGCTGGCGACACAATGACTGGCAACTTATCTGTTCCAAAACTAACCGCTACTCAAAGAATAGTAGCTGGCATCAACACAGAAACTTTGTCTGGAGACAAAACTATAACAGCCACAAGCGAGCAAAATCAAATCTTAGATCCTAATGGAGCAAATAGAAATGTTACACTTTACGCCTCGCCTACTGCTGGTGATTATTTCTTGTTTAAGAATAGCGGGACAGGGGGTTTTAATTTAGTTCTTAAAAATAATGGTGGAACAACTCTAGCAACAATTGGCAACGGCGTTGTAGTCGCTGTATTGTACGACGGCACAAACTGGATCTTAGTTTAATATGCAAAAAATAATTACCCCGCTACCAATACAATTAGGCAGTAAGACCGCAGGAACCAACACTTTAGGTCTATACTTAGACGCAAACAAGGTGCTTGGGGGAAATCCAAACCCTGCTGACGGAACAGCTATAACAACAGCGGCTAATGCTTGGAGAGATTTATCTAGCAACAATAGTATAGCTTATCAAGGCACAGCCGCAAGCAAGCCGCTTTTTAAGACTGATATTGATACTGGAAACCCCATGATTCTATTCGATGGTACAGACGATGCGCTTACTATTGATTCAGCGGCAACGGTGGATAATTTGTTTTCTGGCGGCGGTTTTGCTATTTTTGTTATAAAGCCAACTGGTCTAGGGGGAGCTTCCTTAGGTAGATTGTTTAGTCAAAGTGGTGGTAATAATTACATGTATTTAAGTGACGAATCTGCTGGAACTTGCAAAATATCATTTTACATGTCTTTTTCCACAACAGCAGGAGAGTGGGTGACAAATTCTAGGGTTATTAATTTAAATGAAGTTAATATTGTTGCCGTATCTTATAACAATTCTAGCGTTGCTAATGATCCAATAATATATATCAATGGTAAATCTCCAACACCCATAACTGAGACATCAACTCCAGTCGGCACAGCAGCGGCAACAACTACCCTAAGAATAGGTAATAGTGCTACTACAAGTAGAAGCTATGCGGGTTATATGGGAGATATTGCTATGTTCAAAACTATTTTAAATAGCATGCAAATTGCTAACTTAATTGAGTTTTTTGCAAAGAAATACAACAAAACTTACACCCTGCCTGTACCGCTTGCAGTACAAGGTGGAAGAAATCTTAACTGGATTAAGTTTAGCGATACTTCTTCAATCATAGCTTCTGGAAGTGACATTGTGAGTACTTATAACAAGTCTGGAAACGGAAATAATATCAGCCAGTCCGTAAGCGGCAACCGACCTAAAACTGGTATTGTAACTCAGAACGGTTTGAATATTGCTTCTTTTACAGCAGCAAGCACTCAATTCTTAAATTTTGCTTTTAACACTCCTGTCAATGTACCTTTTACTGTCTTTGTGGTTGGAAAAAGCGATAGCACAGTAACAGCAATTCAGAGTTTTATTGGCAGACAAACAGCAACAACAGCTGGTCGATGGGTTCTGCGAAGAGAGTTAAGTGGCGGTCTATTCAATACTTTTGGCTTTGGTAGCGGAGGGTTAAGCTCTCAAGCTGCTTTTACATCTAATGATAATGCTAATATTCACACAGTAACATTAGGTGACAACATAGCGATAACTTATCGGGTAAATAATACCTTGTCTGATTGGTCACCTGTTGCCAGAGCTGGCTATGATAACGCAGTTGCAACACCGCTGGTTCTTGGAGCTTCAAATGAGGTAGGAATTAGTCCTTTGGAGGGCTGGATTGCCGAAGTTATTATTTATGACGCTATATTATCTGCGGAAGAAATCGTACAAATTAATGAGTATTTATCAACTGAATATGACATCACTATATAATGATCTATAATGAATTTACAACTTTTGAAGAAGCAAAAGCTTCTCAACACTACGACCATTTATTTCAAAAAGCTCAAGATTTGGCTACGGCTTCTGGCGTTGAATTGTCAATTATCCGTGAGCAAAATTTGCATATCCAAGATGAAAACGGAGTTTTTCCGCTTGATAAAATTGTTTACGGAAATTTAATTGATGCTGAACCTATTGCAATTTATGAGTACGCCAAAACAATCTGGCGAGGAACAACAGCATGGGCGATTATTTATAAGTATTTAGACTCCTATGTTTATCGCAAAGACCATAGTGACAGACAATACGCAGTCATTGATATTGTTGATGATAGTTTGAGATTGCCTGTTGATGAAAACGGCAATGTTATTGTTATGGAGCAAGGTATTTAATGATTATAATCTCTCTACTAGGCGCATTAATGAATCATATAAGAGGCGGGTTTCTGACATCTCTTGCGACTAAATACTACATGAGAGAGTATAATTACACCTTTCAAATAGCGGTAACTAAAGCAGAGAAAATATTTAAATCTTTAGGTAAAAATCTAAATGATCTAGTTTACGCAATTGTTTTTAGTTATTACTTACAAATTCCTTTCTCTGCAAAAGGTCTATTGATGAACTGCTTTATTTTTGCCTCAATGAAATTAGGACGCTCCTTTGGATGGGGCGGTTATATTGACGCAATGATAAGTGAAAAAATAAATCACAATAGAAATGATGTCAAATTATTAGACAAGTGGTTTAGAGGCAATGATGAACCAGTACTAAGTGGATGGGCTGCTTTATCTTGCAGGGGTTTTATATGGTCTACTTGTTTATATTTAGGCTTCTTAGTTTGCACATATCTAGGCTTTATCTTGCCTTATTCTTTTCATTATATCCCGCTAGTTGGGTTATCTATGGGAACTATTTATTTAATTGCTATTAAAATCAATAAATCTATTGGTTGGCAATTAGGTGAAGTTTTATTTGGAGCTGCTCTTTGGGGCGGCGTAGCTTATTTATTAGGAGTTTAAATTGGAAAAAGCCCAAGAATTAACAGAGTTAGAAAAAATATACTCACTATTTAGCTGGCAAGATGTAAGCCTCTCTCTATGGGCTTTCATTTTGTTCTGTGGCTTTTGGATTGTAAAATTCTTGCGTTGGTTTTCGATTAGAGAAGTTAGAAACTATTCTGAAAAACAAGAGCAGAAAATTGTTTGCAAGATTTCTGAATTAATTGATGAGAAAGTTCAGGATATAGAATTAAGATTCCATTCAGAACATTCTGAATTAAAAAGAGAACTTAAAGAAGATTTAAAGGAAATCAAAACATTGGTTGAAAGAGATATAGTCCACACTAAAGCCAATGATAAAGCTAAAGATACGGGAATTAGAAATATATTATTAGAATTAGTTGAGGAAATTAGAAATGGAAAAAAATAATATTTGTGATAGACCACCAACCAACATGGAAGTTGCATATAAGATAATAAAAGAGTTCTTTAAATTCTTTTCTAAGCCGCCTTTAAGAGCTACCTTCTTCTCAATAAGCTTTTGTAGCGGAATGTTTTTTTATCTGTCTAAACTTTCTGTATCTGATTGCATAGAGGGGGCTAAATGGTTAATCTCATTGGTGTAAAAGTGATTGAATATTTAAAAGCTATTGGTACTTTTATTGCTGTGATAGCAATTTTCTATTGTGGCAAATTAAAGGCTGAAAAGAAAAGGCTTGAAGGGGATTTAGAAGATAGAGAATCTGAAAATAAAAACTTGCATGAAAATATCGAGATTATCAAAACAATTAGCGATACTAGCTTTAGTGATGCTGATGAGTTGTTCAAGGAAAGAAAGAATCGTAATAAGAAGTGATTACTGCGATTTATATCCTCCTTTAACTACCAAACTATCTAAACCAGTAAAAAACCACTGGGAAGAGCTAAAAATCACGATTAAAGATAAAATAAAGAATGGCGTTCAATTAACTCCTAATGAGGAGCTAATTTTTATCTTTACTGAACATGCTTTAAAATCTGAAAAAGTTTATGACCAAGCTTGTTATGCTGAATAATTTTACTTTCAAGATCCTCACAACATCTAACACTTACAACATAGACGACTTTACTTTCGTCTGCTCTCTTACTTATTCTTATTTATTCTAATGTTTCTAATCAATTTCCTAAAATCAATATTCAAGAAACTAATTAACTCTTTTAGAATACCATCTCTTATTGGATTCTTAACCAATAAGCCAAAAGCTCAATTATTAGCAGAAGCCCCACCTGCAAAAGGTAATTGGGATAGATTGAACCTTGAGAACTCTTGGATTTATTTTGCTATTGTATTTATCTTAGTTATTCTAAAATTCTCTAGCGGTATAATCTCAACAATTATTTACTTTATCTCTAAGATAAATGTGCTTAATTATGAAGGCGCAAGCAGTCCACTAACAATTGTTTATAAAACAACAGCCGCAATTGAATTAATCAACTACGGCTTTCAAGCGGTAAGCATTATATGCCTAATTTCTTTAGTTGTTTATGCTTGGAAGCGAAATAAATAATTTATTTTAATATGGACTTAGAGAAATTAAAAAAACAATTGATTATTGACGAAGGTTGCAAACTTGAAGTTTATCTTGACCATCTTGGTTATCCAACTGTTGGCATAGGGCATTTACTTACAAATAAAGACCCCGAACTTTTGCAATACGAAACTGGCAAAAGATGGAATGATAAGTACTCTATGAAGATAACAGAAGCAAGGTGTCAAGAGTTCTTCTTGGCTGATATTGCTAATGTTATAAAAGACTGCAAAACACTATTCCCAAGTTTTGATTCTTACGCAGAAGAAATTAAACAAATTATTGCCAATATGATGTTTAACCTTGGACTGACAAGACTTTCTAAGTTTAAGAAATTCGTTGCCGCTATTACCTCTTTAAACTACAAAGAAGCTGCTAAACAAATGGCAGATAGTGCTTGGTCTAAACAAGTTCCTAATCGAGCTAAACGCTTGATTGACAGGATGGAAAATTATGCAAACAATTATTTATGCGATGCTAGAAATATCTAAAGAAGGTAAAACCCATCAAGTTTGTTCAAACACAACTGGCGTTATTTATTACGCTAGACCATCGCGCGAAAAAATACTTGGCAAAAGAAAAAAGGTAGTTTATATTCCACCGAAACAACAACAAAGAGGATTCTATGAAAAAACTAGGTCGCTTGATTAAACATTGGTTGATTTTAAGAAAATTAAAAGAGCCAATTACTTTTCCTTTAACAAACTAAACTAAATTGAAAAACTTATGAGACCTGAAAAAATGACCGAAGCAGTTGCGCCAAAATCTTATGGGGAAGAAATAGTTAGAACTTCTTTTAATCCTTCTGCTAATAGCGTAGTTGATCAAATCAAACAAAAAACTGCGGAATTAATAAATTTGGTGAATGAATTAGCGGAAAAAGAAGATCAAAAAGAAGATTCAAATTTTGAAGTTGTGCGCCTTTCTGAAAGAGCCATAGATTCTTTTGAAGTTGCCTGCATGCTTGCTGTTAAAGCTGCAACTGTTTAATTTATGGCACTTGCAGTTGGTACTACTTGGGAACAGTTAGAAAAATTAGGAATAGCAACAAGTTATGATGACAGGACTTGGTTTGAAAAATTGCTAAAAAAACCTGTCAAAAAATGTTATATTATGCAAATATTTTAATGGAAGATTCATTAGTAATTGAAGATCAAGCAGTAAGTTAATAAAACCCGTCAAGGCTATATTCGTAAGATCATCCTCAAACTGACGGGTTACTCTAAATTGATGTAATAATTCAAATACACTTCAACTAATCCTGCTCTTTAAGAAATTTCAACCTTTTTTTGGTCTCTAATTTTTGTATTTCTCTTAGATCTTTTTCCATCTCGTTTTCGTCTGCAAAAAATACAGCTTTTCCTCCTCTAAGATATATGTGATAATCAATGCTTAATGCTGCCGCCATCACTATAGCTAAGGCAATATTTGCTTTGTAAATTATTAAATAAAAGACAACAGATATTGCAATTATCTTAAAAATATTTCCTAAAAATTCTAACATTATTTCCCCTCCAATTTATTTCTTTTAAGCTCCTCTATGTCTTTTTTCATTTGCTCGAAGGCGTTGATGAAATCGGTTAAGGTAGTATATTTTAGCATTTTATGTGGGTTAAACGATCTATTTGAGACGGTACTATCAATTTCGTCAACTTGGTAAGTAAAATTTTTGTCTGTGTGTTGATACATCGTGAAAGCCATTTTACCTTTATTAGTGCATATTATGCAGTCATGATCTACTTCTGGCAACTCACTAACATCTTTCCAAATACTCACTGGCTCGACACATTCCTCATTATTCTCCTGTAATCTTTTAATTAAAGCTTGATTGGTTTGATTGGTAGAATCAACCATCTCTTGCCAGATTTTATTTTCTGCTTGAAGCTCTTCGATCACTTTCATAGCTTTAAAGAACTCATTATCGGTTGGCTCAAACATATATGATTTTTTAATTTCATTAAGTTCTGCAATTCTCTCGCTTAGTGTTTTATTTGTCATTTTCTACCTCAATTAATTTTTTGCATTTCTTTTTGTCAATTTCTAAATCATAGCATTTTAGTAAATATTCCTTTTGCACATCTTTTTTACAATAATCACCATGGGTGATATTGCATCCCGATAACCCAATAATCCCTAAACAACTTATAAATCCGATAAAGAATCCAAACATTTCTACCTCAATTTAATTAATACTATCTTTTATAAAATTTTTACAAACCTAAAAAGTCCTCCAATAAATATGTAGAAAACTAATACCGTTATTCCAACCGCCTTTCCAAAATAGAACCAACAAGCGATGGGTACTGCAATAATTAACCCCACTGTCGCTAGTAATCCAATAATACAAAATACATAGACTAATGAATAATCTCCTCCGTATCCCCCTTGCATAATTCCTATCTCAATTTAATTGTTAATAACTTCAAAGTTTACACACCAGACGAATGGCGATGCCTCAAAAAACTTCTCTTCTGGTTTTTTGTGAGTCAAATTCCAAAGTGCAATAAAATTATCCTTAGCTGTAAAATCATCACACTCATAGTAATCTGGTATTCTTGCCTCGCACCAATCTACTCCGCATCCTTCTTTTAAACAATCTTCCTCACTAATATCCGCCAAGCGTTCCACTCTAATCTCTTTTATTTGCGGGGTTAGGCGTGAGTGTTCTTGCTTCATGTGTTGGGCTGGACTCCATAATGTTCTCGCAATACCATTTGGAATATTGTCCGCTTTATATTCCATATAACCAGATCCAAATCCGCTTTCATCTTCATGATATGCAAAGCTCTCTTTGCAAAAAATCTTTTGTCCTACTTGATAGGGGCATTCTAACCTATGATCTACGCTGGTTGGTTTTGGAGGCACGCAAACAAGAGGTTCTTTTGAGTAGTCTCTTTCATCTCTTGGGGTTGAGCAATCAGCGAAACAAAGAGCATGGCTTTGATTTCCGTTTATTGTGTAATAGCAACCAAGTGGAGGCTGTGGCTTAATCACCTCTCTGAATTGCGTCTTATTCCCCGAAATTATGCTTTGCACTTCTTGTGCGTTAAATATTTTACCTTTCATAGTTGGTTATTGTTGATTATGAACATAAAATTATCGTAAAAATAATTAAAAAAATTACGCCTAAGGTAGCGTAGCATATAGAACAGAACTCTGGCTCTTGTATACACCAAAAATGGAAACTTCTGAAAATTTTCATATTATTTATTAATTAAATTTACCCCTATACTGCCCATAATCCCTATAAACAGTCTCTCTCTTAACCATCTTAACCCCTTTATCAGCTGGTAAAAAGTTATAATTCTTACAATGAGGAAGCTCTTGGTAATTATGAAATAAACAATCCTTCCTTTCTGCATAAGGTGTCTCAAGCTCTCTACTGTAAGAATAGAAGTAGGTGCAGTTTGATAGAAATAGGAGTAGGATTATTGGTTTCATATTCCCTTAATTAAATTAACCCAGAAGGACGGTTCTCGAGTTCCTTTTCAAATAACAATAATACCGACCACGAAAGCGCAATCCAAAATATTATTATTATCTGCTTCTGGTATTCTTTGAAAATTCAAAAAGTCGCAATCAATAGAAGTTGTACTTGCTTCTATTAGTCTTTACCTACAACACCCCTTCAAAAGATGTTATTTTAAACTGCACTCATAAGACTTTGAAGACCTTGACAGTTAAAGCAACATGACCTGTTGTTGCCCGTGTAGATTGCGACCATTTGAAAATTCATAAAGCAACGCTGACAGGATTCGAACCTGTGAACTGACCAACTTTTGCTGACAGTTGCCCTACAAACGACGCATTCAGCCGCTCTGCCACAGCTAAGGGCGGATTTCATACCGCATCTCTCGGCTATGCCAAGCACTCTAAGAATATTAAGCTACCTTACGCTACTTCCTAAGAAGTCCCCTAGTTTATTCCTAGAAATCAGCTTACTTTGCAAGCAGTCAACAGGATATTCCTTAATCGTTATTCCTGTGTCGCCCCCGTTTTCCTTATTAAGCAGGGCTAGATTCGTACTCTTCTTCACCCGTACCGAGTTTGCCGTCTTTCCGAGCTGTCAGGTCGCTACTTTTGGGAACCCCGCACCCGCTTTATCCCTGCCTTGCACGGTACTACTTATAGCTGTTGTTTGGAGTTTGCAACCTCCGCCCTAGCTCTAACAGGGAGTAAATCTACAACCATCTAGCCGTTGCCGCTTTTTCCGCACGAATTGAAGCAGTAGTTATATTTTTCTGTTTCTTAGCATTAAGATAAGCATCTTTAAATTTAAAGTATTTTCCGCTTATGATTTTGCCACCAAGAACAAAATAATTTCTAGTTTCAATATCATTTTTTAAGCGCGCTTCTTGTTTTAATTGCTGATTGCTTTTCATTTTTATTTAAAAATAATTAATATTTGTTTTCCTTCTTTATAAAACACCCGCAGCCAAGTATGTTTGTACTTCTCTTTTTTAAAAGACTGCAGATGTTCACCCCTAGAATAAATAATATCACTTCTCTAGTCTAGGGTTCAATATCAGCAGTTGAAGGAAATCATCACAAAACCTTTTTCTGCTAATATTGAATTTTTGCACTCTTATTTGTCCGTGCCGAACTCTGTTTTTTCAACAGTTACCTTTCTTCTTCTGGGAATTTTTACCCTTGGATCAATCAATTCTTGCGGTAAAAACTTGCCAAAAGTTACTTTTAGCGCATCAGAAATTTCTTTTAAGCGATTCAAAGTTAATTGATTTCTGCCAGTCTCGTAATTATAAATCTGCTCATAAGACACGCCAATTTTTTCTGCTAGCTGCCCTCTTGTTTTGTTTTTTATTTTACGATGTAGGGAGATTGAACTCCCTACATCTTTATCTAGTTTAGTTGGTTTTTTCATTTTATCCTATGTAAGTTTTTGAACCAGTTAATATAGACATTGCGCCGCGAATCATCTCTAAAGTTTCGTCAATCGCTTTTTCAATATTTAGGATTTGAATTTTGAATTGGATTGTTTGAGAACCTTCCGAAATATCACCTTGAACGCGCCAATTGATCTTTGCTGTCAATTCATAAGCTGGGATTTTCTTTGATTCATCCTCGATTTTTGGATTGATAACACTTAAATTTTCAAACGGCTGCAATTGAATTTTAAGAAAATCAGGAATTTCAACATTTTCAGTCTTAATATTCCCACCCCCTTTAGTTACTTTTCTGTAAGTAAAGCTAGTGCCGCCAGCTGAATCTTCTGAATCAACTTCATGATTTACAGTTGCGCGGAAATTTTTAACCATTGAAAGAATCATTGAATGAGCTGGATTAACAATTTCATTTAAACCAGTATCAAGAAACTCTGCAAAATCCTTTTGAGTCATCCAAACATTATGAGCGCGCGCCCAGATAGACCAGCGAGAAGATGGTTTGATTTCATAAGTTGCAGTGTGGCGACCCCATTTTGGAGAATCCTTTTTTGAGTGATCAAAAACCGCTGTAATACTTTGTTTTTTGGCAAAAATTACAGTATGTTCACCTTTGAAATCATTGACATAATCAACAAATCCGCGCAGATCATCAAAGTTTAAATTACCAGTAATTTGAGATGGATTCTCGCGGTATTTTTCAAGATCAATCACTTGCTTTGCGCTGCCAGTAATTAAAAGACCTTGATTTGCGATTTCGTTTTTTTCAACAAAAACCCCGCCTTCATTTTTAATATATGTTTCTAAAATATTTTCAGTCATAATTTTTCCTTTTTTAAATTAAATTGTTCTGATAACTTCGCCAGTTTCTGAATCTACAACCACAGTTTTCTGATCAAATAATTTCCCTTGATTTGGATTATCACCAATCAATTCTAAGTCTTGATTTACAAACATTGTAGATTTTAAGAAATCTTTTTGAGGGATCTTTTTAGAAAACTTCACTACAATATCAGTTTCATTGTCAGAATTTGAAACTGGTCTCAAGTTAATAGAAACAGATAAATTTCCAGCACCTTTGAATTTTTGAGTTGCTTCCACAACTTTTGCCAATTCTATGCTCAAAATTTGATCTAAACGCCCACCTTGATAATCTTTAATAAATGTTGAAAAGCTCATTTTTTTGTTTTTAATTAAATTGATAGAAAAACTTGAGCCGTAAATTAGTTTCAATAAAAACGGCTCAAGTATCGCTATTTCCCGACTGCCAGAAGGTTCGCGTTTTAATTTATCAACCCAGTCAAGGAACCTACAATATCCATCTGGGCTTTTCTGCCTTCTTCTTTAGTCAGGCTGACTTTCTTTAAAGAGCTTTTTTGGCTCTTCTTCCTCATGATCTGAATTTAATGAATCGCTATCTTTTGCCAAGTTCTTAACCTCTTCTGCAAAATCAGCAGTCCAAGCTTTCTTTAACAAATCGCCATTTTCCTCTTTAATTCTTGAGTGTAATGACTGCAAGAAGCTAGATCCAAGACTTGCAGCGTCTCTAAATTCGCGTTTAAGATTCAATAAGCTATTATCAAATTTTTCACCTTCATTAATCCAATCTTTAATTATTTTACCGTGTTCACTAGTAAGATAACCTTTTATATTCAATTTATCTTTCAGCATTTCTTTAACGCAACTCTGAATAGATGTTTTTCCACCTTCCGTTAAATGAAATTTAATTAACATCTGAAAAGGTACATCGCCTTCACAAATAGGCACTTCGCCATCGCTTACAATTTGATTGCCAGATTGTTTTAGCTTATCTTTAGCGCGGCAGCATAAGATTCTATGAGACTTAGAACCATAAATTACATTCATCAACTTTTTGTGTCTCATTTTTGGTTTTAACCAAATATTCAATCCTTTTCCTGATTTACCATTAGCTTGCTGCTTCTCGCTTTCTTGATCTGCTATATCGCAACAGCCGCCTTCTCCTTCCCAAACTAAACTGAAACTATCCATCACAATTACATTATATTTGCTTTCAGCTAGTTTAAAGGCTTCTGCATATCTTTCTGGAGTATGTGGAGGCTCAACATTTATCACATCAAAATCAAAAATATCAGAATAATAACTTGCTCTCATATTTTCAGAATCAATTAAACAAATTCTTTCACCTTCTTCAACCAAGCCTTGAGCTAATTTTAAGGCTGAATAAGTCTTTCCGCTGCCTGATTTTCCGTAAACCATAGCCAGCAATGGCAAAGCTTTTCTTTTTGCTTTTATTATTTCAAAAGTCATTCTTTAATTTTTTTTAGTTAATAAATTCCAATAAAATCTTGCAGTTTTCAAATAAACTTCTTGCCCTTTTGTTTCAAAAAGTTTTTGACCATCGGCAGAAATAAAATCTAAAAAGCTTGGTGAAACCATCCCGAAAAGAGGATTTATTTCTTTGCACTTTTTGAAGAGTAAATCCTTGATTCTGTAGAAATTTTTGATGTTGTTTTTCATTTTAAATATTAAGTTAAAATATGTATTTCTGCATTATTAATTAAGTTAATTTAATATGCAACCCCTTTTTTTAAAATAAATTTCCTTGCCTTAATTCTGTTTCAATTCTCTCGCACATTTTTTCAAAATAAATCGGGTCTAATTCTGCCCCAATCAACCTTCTTTTGGTTCTAATGCAGGAAATTGCAGTTGTGCCTGAACCAAGAAAACCATCAAAAATTAAATCATCTTCTTTGGAATTATTGAGTAAGCACCAGTTCATTAATGCAACAGGCTTTTGTGTTGGATGAATCTTTCCATCTTGCAATGCTTTTGATCTTGCATAAGTAAATATTCTAAGAGCTTTGTTGAAAGAGTTCCAAGCCATCTCGCCATCAGCCAAACTAAACTCTCTTTGTCCTTTATCCCAAATAAGCCAGCATTGACTGGGCGGCAAAATGTCGGAAAAATAATTCCCTCCCCAGATTATTTGGTGCTTAGAAATTCTTCTTAATTCTTCAAAGATAGTTGCAGAAGGTCTTTCCCTATCCCATTCTGGGCAATCATAACTTTTCCACCCATTTTTATCCGCTCCGCCAGAGCCATCTCCTTTTCCCTTTAGCTGCCCTCCATAATTTATTCCATAAGGTGGATCTGTTAAAATAAGATCAATCTCTTTATCTGCTACCCCCCCCCATTACTTCAAGACAATCAGCGTTATAAATACAAATTCGACCATCAAGCCATTCTTTTTTAATCATCTTTGCCTGCAATTTTTTGGTTGGTTAATTCTAACAAATGTTCTTGAGTAAAAAATTTTTCTTCCCAAGTTTTTAGCGGTGTTTCGTGTATAGCATGACCATTGCCACCAGTTCTATGATGAAAGGCGCAAAGGTTAATCGTTTTTAAGTCACTTGCCTTCTTGCCGATTCCGCAGCCAATAAGATGATGCACTTCGCTTCTGGTCTTTTGTTTTAAATCTAATTTATTGCAAATAATGCAACCCAACATAGCCACCGCCGCTAATCTCTTTCTATCCTTATAGCCATTTCTTAGCTCTGGATCTGCTTTAAGATAACTTTTCATCCTTCCTCTTCCAAAAATTTTTACTTGTTTTATGAACTGGAGACTCCCAATAAGCCTCACCTTTTCTAGCGTAAAGATTTATGAATTTCTTTGTAAAATCAGCAAAGAATTTTTCTTTGTCAAAATCTCCTCTATTTACTAGCTTTCTGATCTCAATATTTGTCATTTTTACAGAATTTTCATCAACTTTCTGATCTAAATCTTCTTTCATTGTTTCTGTTCCCAAATATTTGATTTATCTGATTCTAAATAATTACCAACTGGAAAAACTGGCTTTGAAAATCTCACCTCAATTTGTCTTGTGCTTTTTATCGCAAAATAAAACGCTAAAAAACCAAGAATCAAAATTGCGGCAATATAGATTTTTTCTTTATTCATAAATTTTCTCAAATTTCTTTTTTAGTAAACTTTCTAAATCAAAATGATCGGTAAGAAATGGCTTTAAAAATACTGATCTTTTCGGGTGTTGCAATTTTCTAATCGCTCTAGTTTCAATCTGTCTAACCCTTTCACGACTTACCTTCATTTCTTTTGCCACTTGCTCAAGTGTCATAAAATAAGTTGAAGAATAACCACCAGCAAATCCTTTTAAATGGTTGGTTGTTTCATCCCAAAACGAATGCGCCAAGCCGTTTATTTTTTCAGCTTGCTTAACTGTTAGGGTTGGTTTCTTCACGGCAGCCCTCCGCTGTTTTAATTGTCAAAGCTAAAGCATAGATTTGGCGCGCTTCTTCAACACTTCTAATTTCTGCCGTGTGATATTGTTCGATTCCCATTTTATGAGCTAACCAACGATAAATCCAACCACGAGCGCGAAAAGGCTCATTGTGATTTTGCCAAAGCGGATCAATCAGTTTGTGAATATGTTGCCTAGCGTTTTTAATTTCAGGCGTTGGAATACAGCCAAGCGGACGCGTTGAATCCTTAGTTTTGTGATGACAACCAACAAAGTTTTTGCAAGTCGGGCATTTCCAAAATGGAAGATGCCATATTTTACGCTGCATTTCTTCGTTTACATCTGGGTAAGCTCCCTGTCCGCTTGTTAGTGCCGCGTCCACATCTTTCAAGCATCCGCAGCAATAGATTTTTTTAGTAATCATTTTTTTAAGTCTCTCTTAAATTTTGAAATTGCATTATAAGTTTCTGGTTTATTCATCGGCAAATCATTGTCTTGAATCCACTCTTGCGTAATATCAACCAAAGCTTTTTCTTCAGCTTCTTCTTGAGATAATCCACCATCAAATTGCCTAATAGCGGCGCGCTCTTCGTAAAGTTCTTTGTAATCTTTAGCCATTTTTATTTTCCTTAGTTAATTTTTCTAAAAAAAGATCAAACCGCATGGCATAATCTGGATAATTTTCTTTCATGAAAAGATCAACAAGACAATAAAAATCATGATTATATTTAGTAGAATCAGATTGTAGATTTTCTGTAACTTTTCTAAAAGCCTTTACTTTTATAGCTGTTTCAGCTTCAACTTTTTGTTTTCCCTTTTGAAATTCGGCAAAATCAATGACTTTTTTGTGACCAAAATGTAAATCGGCAATGAAAAATGTATTACTCATTTTTTAGAATTTCTATTAAAGTTGGCTTAGGTTTCTTATAATTTTCATAACTGATAAATCCTTTAGCCTTCAAACTCCTTAAATGACCAGCTGCGCCAGTCGTGTTGAGATCAATACAAAGAGCTTTTTGAGTTGTTAAAATTGAATTACCACCAGCTAATTTGCTTAGTTTGGTTAAAAATCTTTGTTCTGCTTTTGTTAATGTCATTTTGTTAATATTTAATTGATAAATTTTTTACTTTCCCTTCTTCAATTTCTTCAATAATCGCCAAAGCATCTTCTAGTCCAAGATCAATACATGTGCGATAATTAAAAGCTGACATTAAACTAAGTGCTGCTTCATTCTCCATCTTTGCTTTGTGTCTTATATTTTGCTCTTTAGTCTGTATCAAAGCTGCTTTGGCTTTTTCTTGATTTTCTTTATACATAAATTTTATATTTTTATTTAATTAAATCTAAAAGTTCATGAACCCTTTTAGCCTCTGCCTCTGATATTATGCTTGATGTCCGATAAGGATAAAAAAGCTTTTTAGAAAGCCATTCATAGAGAATTTTTTTAGCATCAGGAGTGGCTTTTTTTGCTTCTAAAATTAAATAAACTTTGGCTCTTAATTTGCCCTGCATTTCCCTAATTTTTTCTGAAGCTATTGCTCCTGTTGGTGCTAAGTCATTTTTGCCAACTGTTCTAGTGCCAACAAAATTTCTACAATCTGAACATTTCCAAAATTTTTTATTGTGCAAATGTTTTTCTTTTGGTAAAACTTCACAGCCATTGACCAAGAAAGCTTTAACATTGCGTCTACATCCACAACAATAAATTAACATAACTTAGTAAATTGGTGCTTGATAAACAACGCTCGGCACATGTATATCGTCCAGCGTTTCTAATTCTCTTTCTCTCCAAATTCCAGTCTCTTTAGCTTTGGCATATTTTTTAAGAGCTGCGCGCCATATATCTCTAGCGATATTGTAATACTCGTGCGGCGTGCCAGTCGCCTTCTTTTCCAGCTCTATAGCCTTCATTTGATAAGGCGCAGCGGTACGAACGAATAAAATAAAAAACTGTTTTTGAGAATTTTCTAGGAATTTTTCCAACCAAACCTTATCAACTTCGCCGTAAACTTTAGCTTTATTGCAACGAATCCTTTTAATGATTGTCTCTACAGCTTCTTGATATACTGCGAATTGCAAGTTGTAACTGTTGTAAACAATTTCTTTAAAAAGATATTCAAAAAGAGATTTCTTTTTATTCTTAACGCTGAAACTTTTAACCTCGCCAATTGCTTCTGGTCTAATGCGATCTAAGCGGCACTTGCACATGATGCCAGTCTCTTCATCTTTCCAGATAATTGTTACCTCTGAATAGCCTTCCGCAAGAATTTCTTTAATCTCATTGCGCTTTGCAAAAGATTCACGCAAGCCTTTCATAGTTTCAAAGTCGTCATTATTTAGCACTCTCTTGCCTTCGCGCTCAACTTTTTCATTGAACTTGGCAATTTCTTCATCCCAGATTACAAAATGACGAGGGTCTATCCAAGGCTTAGCGCGGGCAATCAACTCTTCTTTCTTGCCAGTCTTTCTCTCTCCAACCGACACTAAAAATTCTTGTATATCTTCGGAAGTTTTTAAAATCTTCTTGCCAACAAAGTCTGAATAGTTCGGATGTCTCACATAAATATCATTAAAAGTTTTTTCTTCCAAAAACATCGAGTGAATCGCCGTGCCAAGTGCCATTGCGTCAGTTTGAACGACTGGATTAGTCAAGCGATATTCTGCTTCCTCAAGATCAAAATTTACCTCTTCCGCAAAGCTGCGCGAAAAGTAAGGCAAAGCGTGATAGTCTGCTTCTGGCATGTTGAAATAGATGCCTTCTTTTGGCAAGATTAAAGTCTCAATACTTATTGAATCTGATTTTGCCTCATCTATTGAAATTCTATCTGGCTTATAATTATCCCAATCATTCTCGCCAAATTGGCTTCTTAATGCTTGATCTTCTAAATCGTTAGTTGCGTCTGTCATATTTTTCCTTAAAATATTAAATTATTAATTAAATAAAATTTTGTTTGCTTCTCTGATCTTATCCCAGCAATCCAAAGTCTCTAATCTTTTAGCCTCGATCTTCTCTTTCATGTTTTTAACAATTTGCGCTGCAATAATTTTTTCTAAGTCTTTTTTATTAGTAGACACAAGAAGCCCAGAATCAGAAAATCCGCGACTATATGAATGACTTTCATGAGAAAGTTTTCCTGATTGTAAATTGAAAGAAACTCTGTAGCCGTCCCTTTCCTTACCGCTATAGAAATTTATTGATTTGTCATCTCCAGCAATTTCTGTGACATGAAATTCATTTAATTTAGTAGAATCGCGACCACAATATAAAACATCGCCGATTGTAATTTTATTTTTAAGCTTTTTCATTTGAACAATGGTTAAGTTAATAATTTATTTTCTTTGTTTGATTAAGTATTGCTTAAACTTTTTATTAAGCAATACTTAATTAGCTTTAAGTCTTTTTTCTTTTAATAATTGATTGAAACATTTGGCACTTCACCTTTTGCAATCGCCTCAACAAGTAATTTTGCCGCTTCAATCAACTCTGGCTTTGCAGGATATAGAACGCTTCTATTTGGCTCAATGGAACTAGTTAAAATATCGGCTATTGAATTTAGTGCCTCATTGTTAATTTTAGCGCGATGCTTTTTATTTGCTTCGCGTTTTTCAGTCTCTCTACGCACTAATTCAGCTTCTTGCCTAATTCGTTCGCGTTCTGCTTCAATTGCTGCTTGTGCGGCTTTCTCTGCATCTTCTTTAGCCTTCTTTTCCGCTGTAATTCGTCTTTCCTCCGCTTGTGCCGCTTGTTCTTTTGCCAATCTTTCAGCTTCTTTGGCGCGATTTTCAGCAGCAATTTTTTCAGCTTCAGCGCGTTCTTTATCTTGTTGAATCTGAATCCTGCGCGCTTCTTCTGCCGCAAGTTGTGCTTCATGTTCAGCAATTTTTCTTTTGCTTTCTTTTTCTGCTCTTTCATCAGCCTCATTCCTAGCTTTTTCGGCTGCTTCGCGTGCAATTTCTTCTTCTCTGTCTTTTCTTTCACGCTCTTCTTTTTCTTTTCTTAGCTGCTCAAGTTCAGCATCCTTAGCTTTTTGATCTTCATAAGATTTTAAACGCGTAGTTAGAATTTCCAAAACTTCTTTGCCAACAGTTGCGACTTTGAAAGAAAAAATCTGCCAATCAAATTGTACTAATTCATTCAAGCGCAAAATATCGTTTTTAGTGCTTTCAATTTTTAAATCTAAATCAAGCGAGCCAAGCAATTCATTTTTTAAGCCTTCTATTAAAAAAATTCTTTCGTTTCTTTCTTGCTCAAACTTTTTTTCCGCTTCTTCAATATCATCAACTGGCTTTCTAATCAGATCTCTAAGCGCATCAATTCTGGTTTTGGCAACATTTACTCGCTCATTAACGCCTTTTATATATTGTTTAGAATTTTCCTTTAATTTATCTGCAACCTCTTCAATTGGAGCTTTAAACTGCGACACTTTGTAAGCCAATGATTTTATCTCTTTTTGACCATCCTTTGTTGTCACATCAGCGACAAACGATTTTGCATCATTTTCAATTGCAGTCAAAAATTTATTCATCCCATCTTCTGTGAATAATTTTTCTAAAGTTATCTCGTGCTTTTTATTTAATATCTCAAACTTAATTGATTCTTCTGAATTTTGAGATATTATTTGGATTTCGTTTTTCATATTTTATAAACTCCTGTTAATTTTTAAATTTAATTGTTAATAATTTTAATACTCTCACAATAATTTTTTCTTCTTTGCGTCTTACAGATACAAAAAGTTCTAAAATTTTTCCGAAAATTGTTCTTGGCTTTCTTGTTAAAATGTGGTTCAAATAACTGTAATTCCAATGCTTTCTTTCATCGCCAATCATTCTAGTAATGTGATTTTCAATTGTTGTGATTGTTTCTTTGTCTAATCCTTTTTTCCATTTCTTATTCAAATCAAATATTTTTGAAGGATTTGATTTTAATAAATCAGTTTTTAGCAATGGAAACAAGGGACGCAATTCTGTAAAATATTCTTCTGACAAAGTAGGATTGTTTTTGTAAACTTTGCTAATTAATGATGAATAGCTATAGCCTGCATTCATTAAATATTCAGTTAATTTTACTTCATAAGTCTCAATAATTTTTTGTTTTGATTCCAATTTTGTAACATTATCAAAAAATTGTTTAAATTTTGAGCCTGTAAAAACTTTTTTATTAAAAACTAGAAAAAAGCTTTGTAAATGAGGTGGATAATCATTTGTATTAGTTACTAAGCCAAAAAAATCTGCTTTTTGCTGAAAAATAGGAGATGTATCTCCAATTAAATAACAAGAATCATTACACAATACTAGTTGATCTGCATCTCCAACATGATTTAAGCCCCTTTTCCAGCTTCCAAAATCATATTCTCCATGTCTGCCAACTATATTTTTTGATGTTAGTGAAGAAACTTTTTTCAACTCTTGTGAAGACAATTCGCAATCTGAAACAAAGATTATTTCAGAACTAACCTTTTTTAACTGTCTCAAATACTCAATAACATAATTATCAATTATGTTATCTTTGTCATAATGTGCAAAAATTACTGTTCTTTTCATTATTGATCCTTTTTTAAAATTAATATTCTTTCGTTGATTCTTTGTCTCATTTTTTCAGTACAAATAAAAATTTCTCCCTTTTCGTTTTTGTAAATCTTTTCTTTGTTAAATGGCATATTTAGAGTTGGTTCTAAGTGTCCGATATTAAGAGAACCTAGCACGATTTCGCCGTTTGGTCTTTTTGCGTGTATATTTTCCATAATTAAATAAAAATTGTTAAAAATAATAAAAGGATTGCGATTGTTAAAAAATAATTTTCTTTAGTGTCGACTTTCATGATTACCTCAAATTTCAAATTAATTGATTTCTGAATTATTACTTAAGTTTTTTATTAAGCAATACTTAATCTTAATTAATTTTAAATTAATATCTTTTTATCGCAAAAACTGTTTCAAAATAATACAATATTTATTTGTAAAATTGGCTTTAAACCTTGATTTACATAGCTCTGTGGATTTCATGTTTTTTCCAATAAAAACAGTGATTTTTCTATTAAAAAGATACCAGAAATAAGATTTTTAAAAATAATTATCGCAAAATATCTTTTAAAAAATATTGTTCTGGGGTTAGATTTTAGTTTTATATTCGCCAACCCTTTGTTTTAAATACTTCAAATGATTATTTTTAAGAGAAAAACTTTATTTTATCTGAAAAAAATTAAGCGAATTTTGGAAAGAGAGGAAATTGGAGAATTAGAAATTGATAAAAAGACCATTTTGGATTCAACTATTGAATGGATTGAAGATATAAAAAACGGCACTAAAATTGATTTTTTAGATTTATATCACGCTAAAAAAATTTATAAAATTTTAGTAAAATAAAATGACATTTGAACAAGCACTAATCAGAAATTTAAAATTTATTCCGCTTTGTGTATTCGTTGTAATATTGGCGTGGAATGTGGTTTGGTTGTTGAAAATTTTTCTTTAATTTTTTTCACTCTTGTTTATTAAAATTTTATATTTTTAATAAAAAATTCTATAAAACAAAATTACAGGCTACAATGATAATAAACGAAATTCATCGCCAGAAAAATAGGCAAATTGCAAGAACTCTTGATGACTTGAGGGATTTAAAACTCCCGAAACTTGTGGAAGAGCGAATAAAGCAAGGCTTTTATGATATGGCTGACAATCTAATTAAAACAATACAGGATACTCAAATCAATGACCAACTTAAAAAATAGAACTAGTTTTGTATTGCACTTAGATTCTTTAGAGATCGTTGAAGAAATGACAGGCGATCAAGTAAAGTTATTTTTGCAATCAATAATCCAATGGCATAAAAATAAAACTTTACCAGATTTAGATTTCGGGATGAAAATGGCTATTAAGCCTTTTTTAAATCAATTCATTCGAGACAATGAAAAATGGAAAGATAGTAGCGAATCTGGAAGAATTGGAAATTTAAAAAAATGGCATCCTAAAATTTACCAAAGATTTTTCTCTAAAGAAATCTCGTTGGAAGAAGCAGAAGATTTAGTTAAGTTAAAAAACTTATCGCCCCCGATCGCCCCCGATAAAATTATATCGCCCCCGATAAAACCCGATGAAATAAAATCGGGTAATGATCGGGATCAATCGCTAAGTGTAAGTGTTAGTGTAAGTGATAGTGTTATTAATACTAACGATCTTCTTAAATCTTTAACAATAAGCCCAAAAAATCCAAAACAAAAAAAACAAGCAGAAGAAAAGCCAGAAAGACCTGATTTTATTTTAAAAGAAAATTGGGAAGCTTATTTGGAAATGAGAAAAAAGAAAAAAGCTGTACCAACTGATTTTGCTATAAAACAAATTTTCCTATCGCTAGAGAGTTTTGAGAAGAAAAAACAAGGTAACGCTAACGAATCACTAAAAAAATCAACTGTAAACAACTGGACGGATGTTTACGAGCCAAAAGAAACACAAATTACAAAGCCAAAAATTCATACTAACTTCGAAAATCAAAACTATGCAGCAGGAACAGAAGGATTCAAAGTTGGTTGAGCTTGATAGCTTATTGCCAACATTTAAAATAATAAAACATAACTGCTTACAGCATGGTATTGTTGATGCAAAGGTTATGGAGTTTAACGGAGTGGAGAACCTTCCAAATTGCCCTGTTTGCCTTGCTAAATCTAATCAGGAAAAGGAAAAATTAGCAGAAGAAAGAGAATTGCAAATAAAAACACAACATCAAAGGCGCATCATTGAAGCGCGTCTTGATAACGCAATGATTCCAATTCGTTTTCAGCAACATTCTTTTGACACTTACGAAGAGAAGAGCGTAGATCACAAAAAGAAAAAACAATTGTGTTTGGATTATGCTAAAAATTTTCTTAAGAAACAAAACAGCGGAACTTCAATCATTTTTTCTGGAACAACAGGGACAGGAAAGACCCATTTAGCTTGCGCTATTGCAAATTATATTATTCTGAACCATGATAAAACGGCAGTTTTCATAAGCGTACTAAACGCCGTTAGACGCGTTAAAGAAACTTATCGCAAAGGCTCACAAGAAACAGAGCGTGAAGCTATCCGCTGGTTCTTGAATCCTGATCTATTGATATTAGATGAGGTTGGAGTGCAATTTGGAAGCGATACGGAAAAAATGGTTTTATTCGAAATCATCAATCAACGCTATGAAAACTTGAAGCCTACAATTTTACTTTCTAATTTTTCTGCGGAGAACTTGAAAGAATTTATCGGCGATAGAATAATGGACAGAATGAAAGAAGGTGGTGGAATGCTTCTTAATTTCACGATGTCTAGTTACAGATCTTAACTTAAAAAGTAATTATTATGAAAAAAAAATCATTAAAAGAAAGCTTTGTTAATATTATCATGACAATGCCAATTATTCTTTACAGCATCTTGATAATAAACACCTGCTATGTTCTAAGCTCGCTTATCTTAATAATTTTAAAATAAATTCCATGACTACAGAAATAATACAACAAGAACAGCCTAAAGAGAAGA